TATGCGTGAAGGTGGCATTAACGCTTCTGAAGGTGCAAACGCTCTTAAATCTGGTTTAGCATCTATGATTAATCCAACAGCAAAAGCATCAGAATTTTTGCAAAAATTTGGAATAAATGTAAAAGGAATTGTAGAAGCGAACAAGGGTGATATTCGTGGAACAGTTATTGGTTTTGCAAAAGCTTTAGACACACTTGACCCATTAAACCGTGCTCGTGCTATTGAGCAAATGTTTGGTAAGTTCCAATTTTCACGTCTATCTACTTTGTTTCAAAACGTTATTGCAGACGGTAGCCAAGCAACAAATGTTCTTAGTATAGCAAACGCAACAGCAGAAGAATTAGCAATACTATCCGAACGAGAAATGAAAAAAGTTTCAGATTCTCCAATGTTTAAATTTCAAAAATCTATTGAGGACATTCAAGCTAAACTTGCTCCAGTTGGAGAAGCTTTTCTTAAAGCAGTTACTCCAATTATGGAATTTGTTGGCAGAATTTTAGATGGTTTTAATAATCTTAGCGAAGGTTCAAAACAATTTATAACTATTTTAGTTACCGCTGTTGCAGGTATTGGTCCAATTTTGCTTATGACATTTGGTCTTATTGCCAACGGTGTAGCAAACATTATGAAGCTATTTACCAATATGAAGGCATTTATAAATAGAACAACAAAACCTTCGGACATTCTTGGTGAGCAAACATCTTACATGAATACAGAGCAATTAAAGAGTGCCGCTATCGCTGCATCTTTGGACCAGTCTCATGCTAAACTTCGTCAAACCTTTACTTCCGAAGCAGCTGCTGTTGATGCACTTACACAAGCTTATAGGAGAGCAGTAGAAGCACAGCAAGCATATTCTGGTATTCCAGGTGTGCCAGTTGGTAATCCAAATGCTGTACCACCAAAGAAATATGCTGGTGGTGTTCGTATGGTTCCTGGTCCAAAGGGTGCAGGAGATATTGTTCCAGCACTATTGTCTCCAGGTGAAGCAGTTATTCCAGCTAAATCAGCACAAAAATATGCACCAGTAATTAGAGGAATGATTGCTGGAAATTTGCCTGGATTTGAAGATGGTACTCCAGGTGCAGGTATGCGTCAAAGTGTTATTGGTCCACTTACAGAAAAACAAACAGAAGGTCTTGCTAGAACAGGTAAAACACTTAAAGAGATTAGCGATGAAGTTTATGCTGGTCCATATAACAAGATGCCAGTTACTGATTTTGGAACACAGATTACACCAACTACTGGACATTCATTCCCTGCTTTTGGTGTTGGCGGTATTTATCAAAAGCCAGATGGTAGTAAAGTGTTTGTCAAACCACAAATTGATGCTACATCAGCATTAGCAGAAATTCGTGGAACAACCATCGCTCGTGATGTTCATGGTCTTATTGCTCCACAACAAAAACTTGCTGTAATGATGGACCCAACAGACCCAGAGAATAGAAGAAAGTTTCTAGTTCTTGAGTCAGCACTTGATGAAAGATTGGCAGATGTTCCAAAAACATTTAGCAAAGATAACTATATTAAGCAACTTGTAGCATCGCTTCTTCGTGGAGATAAAGACCTTGGTGTTGGAAATCTTGGAGAAAACATTCTTGCTGATGTTGGACCTGCTGGGGTATTTCAAAGAGCATCTGGTAAACGTCAACTTGGTGGCAAGATTAACTCAATGGAAGAACAAGCTATTATTAATCTTCTTGGTGTAAAGGGCGGTGCTAAGAGATTCTTTGCCGAATCTACATCAGAAATCGCCTCTAGTATGACTGCTGCAGAATTCGATACATTAATTAAAATAGAAATAGACAATGTTCTTCCAAAATTAATTTCTACTATTGCTGGATTTGGTTCAATGCCAACAGATGAAGCAGCAGCTTATCAAGCCATGATTGAGAGATTAAAACAAGGAAGAAATGTAGATTGGTCTAAATACCATTCAATTGCTACAAAAGTTATACCTAGACAATATAATGAAGGAACAGAAAATGTCGAACCATTTATTCACGACCCAATTACTGCAAACATTAAAGGAAGCAAAGCAACTTTTATACACGATGGAAAACAATGGCAAATGGTTTTGCAAGAAAGTCATGCTCAGGAAGAACTTAAATATGAAGATGTAAAAGACCAATTATCTTTCCTTGGTTCTCAATCAGCAATGTTCAAAAATTTTAAAATTCTTGGAAATTTAACAATGAGTTTACCAGATAAAGCAAATCAACAATTAAGAGTTGGTGGTAAAAAAGGACCTGCTGGAATGGAAACTGGTGCATTTAAAGCTGTATATAATGCTATTCGTGGCAAAATGATGGCTACATTAAAAAAGACTTTACAAAATAAATCTCCAGATTCACAGTATGTTAGTGCTTCTCAACAAATTGAAGACCAAATTGGAACATTTGCAATTGCAAACGCTAAAGATAATCGTGTCGATGACCCAGCATTAGCAGCTGGTGCAAAACAAGCACTGATAAATTATTCAAAAACTCAAGGACCAATCGGTGATTTAGCATTAAAATATTTAGAAAGAGCAGGTCTTGCAGGAACTCTTAGACAGGTTGTTCCAGAAGAATTTGATGCTTCTGGAAAAGCATTAAAAGATAATGCAATATTAAAAGCACAATTTGATAGAGGAGAGCTAGAATTTCATTCTAATGGCATGGTGTTTTCTCCTAAAGGTGCAAGTCCAAAATTAAGAAGCGCTAGATTTAATTTAGAAGGAAGCTCTAAAAATGGTGGAGATGCAGTTAGAAAAGCTCAAATTGCTATGCGAGATGCATGGATTGCTTCTGGTGCAAAATCACCATTACCATCAGGCTTAAAACTTCGTGGAAATAGCCTTGAAGAAGGTATAATGAGCAACAAAGAAACTGGTTTCTTAGGCTATGATGATACTAAGACTGGTTTTGGTCCAGAAATTTCTATTGTAGATATGCCATCGTTAATTAAATACGGAATGGTACAACAGCTTGCCGAAGGTACTTCAAATGTTAAACCAACAGGTAAACCAAAAGCATCAGTCTTTGATATTGATGATACGTTAGTTCATGCTAGTGCTCTTATAGAAAGCAATAGGGCAAAGAATGAAAAGCTTCCTAAAGAACAAAGAACTAAATGGTATGAAGAACTTGCCAAAAATCCACAGGGTGTCACCGCAGCAATTGAAAGGTTAAGGGCTGCACAAGCTAGAGGAAATAAGATTCTTCTTATGACTGCTAGACCAGAAGCTTATAGAGCATCAACATTAGAGATGCTTCAAAAACTAGGTATTGACATGAATGGTATTCAGTTAATAACAAGAAGAGATAAAGATTATCGTAAACCAGAGCAAATGAAGCTTGACAAAACTTCTAAGTATATGCAATGGTACGACATTGAAGAGTTTTATGATGATTTACCACAAACTCGTGATGCAATAAGTACCCTCGGAATTAAAGTATTTGACCCACTTGCTCTTGCTAAGGGCGGAATGATTCCAGGCTATGCTAATGGTGTATTCTCAGTACCAGGACCAAAGGGTGCTGGTGACGTTGTTCCTGCTATGTTGTCTCCTGGTGAGGCTGTTATTCCTGCTAAACAAGCATCAAAGCATCGTCCACTAATTACCCAAATGATTGCTGGTAATTTGCCAGGATATGCTAGCGGTGGAATTATTCCAGGAAGCACTTCTGGAGTTTACAGTATGCCAGGGTATGAAGATGGTGGGTTTGTAAGATTAGAATTTAATGAAGCTCGTCCATTGCCAGTAGTTATTATGGCAGATAGAACTACTGCACAAGGAGCAGTAAAGCCACAAGACCAGTTAGATGCTTTAGAAGATAACACCAAACAACAGAAACAAACAAACGATGAAAATAAAAAAACTCGCACAGGATTAGGCGATTTGAAAAAAACATTGCTTGAACGAACTCCAAGATTAGGAAGAGTTCAGGGTGCACTGTATGGTGCTAGCGCAGCTCTCGGAACGGCATCCATGATACCTGGTCCAATTGGTCAGGCAGCTCAAGCGACTTTAGCACCTATAGGAGCAATGACAGCAGCAATGTCAGTGGTTCCTGGAAAACTTGGCTTAGTTGTTGGTGCTCTTGCAGCAGTAGCAACAGTTGCAGGAATGATAAGAGACCATTTTGATAAAATAAGACAAGCAGCGTATAACTTAGCAGAAGCCATGGGAATGAGCAATAAAGCTATAGCTAAGTTTGCTGAATTTGCTAAAAAAGTAAGTGCTTCAGAAATTATGGACAAAAGAAGAGCAGTTTCATTGTTTAATATTGTTCCAGGGAAAAAGACATTTGGCGAGTCTTTTATGGAGACAGATGCAGCCAAAGAATTTGTAAAAAATATTGATAAGTCTATTACACAAGGTGGTTTACAGCAAGCAGAGATAGCAATATCACAGCAACTGTCTGCAGCAATCGTAGCAAATGTTTTAACTCCAGCACAAGCAAGAAGTATTGCAAATAATTTGGGAATAGCAATTAAGAATCAAAGTTTTGGTATGACAGTTAGTGCAAATATCACAGAATTGTTTGGTCCTAATGGTGAAATTTTAGATAAAGAACCTTTAGAAACAAGAATAAAATTTGTTGAAGAAGGTCAAAAGAGTTTAGAAAATTTGTTGGACCCAGAATTTATAAACAAAGGAATTAAAGAGACTGGCTGGTTAAGCGGAATTATGGCTGTTAGCTGGGAAAAGGTTGACAAGTTTGGTGGTCAACTTGCAGCAAATCTGGTATCGGTTGCAGATGCACAGCAACAAGCAGTCGATTCGTTAGCATTAATTTATGAAAAAAGAATTGCAGACAAAGTAGCTGCAGGAGATACAGCTGCAGCAATTAAACTTCAAAATCAATATTTGACAGAACAGAAAACTTTATTAAATAAAAATCAAGAAAATAATCTAATAACTTTTGAAAAATTAAATGAACTAGATGATGGTGTTCTTCAGGCAACTAGGTCAGCTGCAGAAAAATCAGTCGGAACAGCATACGAAGGAACTGGATTTGAAGGTAGTGCAGCTGCGGCAACATCAACGGTTGCTGGAATGAGGGACTACAACAAATCAACTCAGGTTCTAGAAACATTGTTAAATACATTTATGGCTACAAAAGATATTGGTCTTGCCCAGGGTCAGTATGCTGCAGAAAAATTTGGAGCAACAACAGAGGGTCAAGATATGCTTACAAGACTTTTGCAACAAAGTCCAACAGAAGCAAATAGAGCATTAGAAACAGCAATGGCTCTTCCAGAAACTAAGCAAATGGACTTCTTATTAAATATAAGTACAATGGATGCAGGGAAAGCTAAAGAAACTTTAGATATGATAGACACAGTTGAAAAAACTACTGGTGTATTCGAAGGAACTGGCAATGAGCACATGGTATCGGTAATGCTAAAATTTGCTACAGACCCAGGCAATCAAGCAGTTCTTAATGAAATGCAGACAAACTTAAATGAACTGGCTCTTGAAAAAACTATTAATATTACAACAGTAGAAAAACATCTTGGAACCAACGTTGCAAATTCTATATTGGCAGGAGGTTTTGATATAAACAAATATAAAACTAAACAAGAAAAAATGACTTTTCTTACAGAGTTTACGACATTATACACAATGAAAGGTGACCCTGCAATGCAGGGTGCAGTAAGAGCGTGGTTGGAGCAACCAGAAAATAAAGGAAAAACAGAGGCAGATTATTTTGCATATCAGGCAGATAGAACCGTTCAAGAACGCACAGCAGACTTTACCTTGCCGCCTGGAGCAGAAGAAACTGGTAGTGGAACATCTCCTCAATCATCATGGTTAGACCAATATGTTAAAAATGTAAGAGATGCTGGAACAGCAACACAAAAACTTACTACAGGATTTAATGACTCTGCAAAAGCTTTAAAGAATTTTGCTTCTAAAGATAAAGACCTTATTGGTTTGTTTAGTCAACTTAAAAAGGCTGGTGTCAGTGCAAACATTATTGAATCAGCTTTGGGTGGAGATGAAGAAACAACTAACAAACTTATAAACAGAAAAACAGGTCAGCTTAAAGAGGGTGCTTCTAAGATTCTTAAAGGTATTAATGATGCCCTACTTTCTCAACAAAAAATAGACTGGTTAAAACTAACAGATGTTGAAAAGAGGGGTAAGTACAATGAAATGTATAACGCTAATCTGGATGTTTTAAAGATTAGTGAAGATAAGATTAACAAAACTTATGATGACAGAGTTAAAGCACTTGACGAAATTAGAAGATTAAATGATAGAAATCTTGCACAACAGCAGTCTGTTTTGTCTATTGGTGAAGCTTTGTCTAGAGGAGATATTGGTGCTGCTGCTCAGGCTGCTCTAGAAATGAGAAAACAAAACACCCAGTATGCAATTGAAGAACAAAAGAACAATCTTGAAAAAGCTAGACAAGAAGAACTTAAAAATCTAACCGTTGACATTAATGGTGTTCAAATGCGTAGGGCTGATATAGAAGAAAAGATTAGAGTTAATCAAGAAAAAATTACAAAGTCTAAAGCAGAAGAATTGGAAAAATCAATTAGAATTGGTCAGTTAGCAGATGCAGAATATGCCAAGATTCAAAAGAGGGGTGGCAAACTTGTTAAAGTAGACACAAAAGCCATGGGTGGACTTGTTACTGGATATGCCTATGGTGGCACGGTTGTTCCAAAGGGATATGCTGTTGGTGGCGGTATTTATGGAACTGATACAGTACCTGCTATGCTAACCCCAGGAGAGTTTGTAATTAGAAAATCAGCGGTAGATAAAATAGGAACATCTAGGCTTAATAGAATGAATAGTGGAGCATCGGTAGGCGATTCAGTGTATAATTATACTATACAGGTAAACGTTAAATCAGATGTTAATGCAAACCAGATTGCGGATACTGTTCTTAGACAAATAGAAAAACTAGATGCACAAAGATTAAGGAGCGTTAGACTATAATGACAAATACTGATGCCTATATGTCTGGTAGAAAAAAATATGGTAGACCACAAGCTATACTTTTTTCTAATAACGCTGGCATACTTTCAGAATCTGGCAAGTTTATTCCAGATGGATATGAGTTCGGGGCAACTGGATATGACACAGATGCCGATTTTTTAATTTTATCAGATGATAATAGGTCCCCAATAGACTTTAAAACAACTAGAATTGAAAGTCGTAAAAGAATGATTAATGGAAGAATGCGTTCTTATCATATTGGAGATAAACTTACTTTGAGCTTGTCTTGGAAAATGCTACCGTCACGTTCTTTTTTGGGGTACCCAGGATTTGATACAGGAACAGGTGTGGCATCAAATACCACTACACATACTACTGATGGCGGTGCTGGAGGAGTAGAATTACTAAGATGGTACGAAGAGCATCCAGGACCATTTTATGTTTTCTTAGCATATGACAAATATACCAATTTTGATGGGGATGGCACAACAAACAAATATTCACATTTACAAGAATATAATCAGGTACTAGAGATGTACATAGCCAGCTTTGACTGGTCAGTTGAAAAACGTGGTACCGCTACTGATGACTTTTGGAATGTGTCAATATCCCTGGAAGAGGTGTAGCCATGTTTAAAACATATGATAATAACGAAAACGAAACCACGTTTCTAAAAAATCACCTGATAGAGTCTTCGACAATACAGACACAATCTATAATTACAGCAGAATGGAATTTAAATACATTTGACAACATAGAAGAAATTGGCAATTATAGATATAGACCAAACGATAATGCTTCTAGTTTTTATACGTTACCAGCAACATTTACAAAAGAAACATCATATTCTAATACTGCAAAATATTATGGAGCAACAGATGCAGATGTTGTTATAGATGGTGGATATGACCAAAACGAAGTTCAATTATTTGTTACACAGCCAAGTTTAAAAAATAAGTTTTATTATTCTTTAGAAGACTGTTTTAATAGATTTAGACCACGCTCTGGAATTAACAAGGCTGTTTTTCCTGGAGACTCTAAATCAACTAAGTTTGGTCATTTTCTTACAGAAAATCTTGCACAAAGACCGAGATACTATGTTGCAAACAAAAACGATATTTTTAAATATTGGACATCTTACAGAACAGAAGTTGTAGACAATAAAACTGTTTCTCGTGGATATTCTAAGGAATCTGCTGGTGGCTCTAATGGATATTACATAGAAGACTCTGTTCCATTTGTTGTTTATAAAAATTCAATAGCATGTAATAGAATTATAGTTAAGATGCAAACACATGTTGGAGAACCAACCAGTCCAGTAACAATAGGTGACCCATTTACTGGGGACGCATCTGTTCCAAAAAATTGGAATATAGACGTTTTAGATTCTGCAAATAACTGGACTACAGCAATTACACTAGATAGTTACACAATTAGAAAAGATGGCTATGTAGAGCTTGTGTATGGACCTGTTATTCCAACAAACTATCAAGAGATTTTTGTTCATGCAGGTTCTTATTCAGATGCTGGTTCGCTACCAATAGAAAGTATTAATGGATATGCTTATCTTATAGAGTCTACTAACGAATATCATATTTGGTTAGACTCAATTTCTGCATACGACACATTCCCTGCCGATTTGGAGTGGCAAACAACGGAAAGTGTTATAGAGAGAGTTAAGCCATATGTAACAAATTTTGTGGCAGTAAGCAGCCCAACAAATCCATATGCCACAATAAAAGGTGTTAGGGTCGCTGTAGAAACAATGAAAAGACAAAACATATCATTTGACCTAATTGAGATTTCTCCAAGACTTGCTGCAGATTTGACCGATAAAACCATAGGTTTTTCTATTGATAAAAAGGCAGGGGATTTAGCAAGTACAGGAATTCCATCTGGAGACATTCTAGCATCGACAGGAAGCGTTTCTATTTTTGACTATGACCAGGCATTTGATAAGGGTAACAATAGCAGTATTATAAAAGACATATCATTTAAAAACCTTCAGTTTAAGTTTTATCAAAAAATAATTAATGTTTCTGGAATTGACTACATTATTCCATTAAAAACAATGTACGTTGACGGTTTTCCAGAAACCAGCTATGCAGAAAGAACAATTGACATATCGTTAAGAGATTTGTTTTTTTATTTTGAATCAACAGTTTGTCCACCGCTATTTTTAAGAAACAAATCATTAAAGTATATAATTTGTCTTTTAATGGATGCTATTGGATTTTCTAATTATGACTTTAAATATGTTACAAATGAGAGAGACGTAATTATTCCAAATTTTTATGTTGGACCAGATAAATCATTAGCTGAGGTATTGCAAGATTTAGCACGTTCCACACAAAGCTCTATATTTTTTGATGAAAACAATAACCTAGTGTTGTTGAGTAAAAGATATATGATGCCAGAAAATTCATCTATAAGGGCAACAGATTTAATTCTTGCTGGTTCTCCAGACCAAGTTCAGCAAAATGTTTATGATAATCAGGCAAAACCAAATACTCAAATATCAAACATTATTCAGCTAGAAGCAGAAAATCACGAAATTTATAATGCTGGTAAGATTGTTTTTAGCAACAAATATATTCAAAAAAATGTCGAGGATTTGGACCAGGTGGGAAGGTTGGATTATGAAAAAACCTATACTTATCAACCAGTTTTGCTTTGGGAACTATCTTCTGCTAATTCTAGTCAAACGCTAGAGACAACATCGTCAAATTCTGGAAGCTATACATTATCAGCTGTACCATTGAACACAAATCTTTCTGGTCAGCCACCCTATATTTCTAACGGAATTGTTGTGAATAATACAATCAATGTTGGAGAAATGGTTTATTGGTTAAACAATTATTCTGGATATCTTATGGCTAATGGTGAAATTATTAAGTACGATGCTAAGGAATATTCTATTGCTGGTGTGGCTGGAAGTGTTTGGATTGCAAATGAAAGTGACAGACAGTATTATTTTAGTAAAGTTTTGTATGGTGGTCAAATGCAGCCAACAGGAAATATTAGAATTCATACGGAGGTTGCTTATGATTCTGATGGAAACATTACCGAAATTATTAGACATGGTAGAGGTCAGTTTGGAACTAATATTGTTGCTCACAATGCTGGGTTAGATGATTCTTGGAGAACAAATATTGCTGGAGCAGCAATGGATTTTGACTATCTTACTGGAAAGAAAAAGTTTTTAGATGCTGGACCTTTATACAATCCAGGACTTTCATCAGTTATGACAAACAATGTTACATCACAAATTAATCTTCCAGCTGGTAAAGGTCTTATTAGTCCAATAACATTTGGTTTTTATGAAGATGACCGTAGTTATGCAGCTATAAATGGAATTATTGGAAACTATTTGTCTTCTGCATATGTTTCTAATATAGAGTATAAAACTTCAACACAAAACATTATGGGTGCAGTTCAGTCCTCTGCTCTTATATTTACTGGAACAAAACTATATGATAGAGCAATTCCATTAAATTTTATATCTTACAGTTATAAAACTCTTGGTACCGTTCCAAATAAAGTTGGAACAAGAATGAGAATTATGGGGCAACAAACAACAAACAAGAATATGTCTCAAATGCCTTTTGGAGAAATGACCTATTTGGCTAGTCAACAACTAGAAGCTGATAACAGGGCTGAGGTTTTAAATGTTTCTGGTGCGTCTGGAGGTATTGCAGTACATGTCAATCCTAAGAATAATTCTGGATACTATTTTGAAATAGCAGCACTATCTTCATACACAACACCAAATGATTCAAATGTTTGGTTTTATAAATTGACAAGAAAAGGATATCCTACATTTATATCTAGTACTGGATTTTCTGCAACTAATGACCCAGATAATCCAAATATTCTTGTCTCAACAACTAATGGTGGAATATGGTCAGATGTTAAACGTAGGACAGATAATACAGCAGTCTCAGAAAATGGAATAAATGTTGGAGATAGAATAGTTGTTCCATTTAATGCAACATATCAGTCTGGCTATTTTAAAGTTGTCGATAAGGGTAGTGCAACTACCCCATGGAAGTTAGAAAGAGATGAATTGGCAATACCAAAAGTTTTATTTCAGGCAAAATCAGATATTCTTGTAGACTATACTACGCTTGTAGGTAGCTCAAGAATTACCCCAGCAATAGATGTTCCAATATATGACCTTAGAGTAGAAACAGTAAATGGAGAGAATGGAAGTTTAATATTTTATTTATATATTAACGATGCTCTTATTGGAATAGCAAGAGACACAGACTCTGATGCCCAAGATAGAACATCTTCTACAATAGCACTTTTTGGTAGGGGAACATCAAAATGTATGTTTGAACATGTTTATGGAATTTCTGAAGACACAGTAATAAAGGATATTCCAAAAGTATATGGAATGGGGGAAATAACCACATCCAATTATTTTAAAAAATATAGACTTAGTGAACCAATGATTATAAACTATCTCTCTAATATAAAAAATACTGGACCACAATCTAAAATATTTTATGATGAATTTGGCACAATATTAAGAGAGTGTGCATATTTTAATATTAGGTATGATAAAGCGTATCCAGCTTTGCTTGCACAAGTCGCAAATACTTTTAATCCTTTTGTTGGATATTATGTTTCTAACTTTACTCCAACACCATACGGTGCAGAGTTTATGTTATTTAATACAACAGATGCACCATTAATTATGAATTCTTCTACTGGAAATTATTTGAGAATCAACGGTATAACGTTTACAGCAGAATCCAATGAAGAATTAACTGTAGATGAATACTTTGATTTAATTAATGACTATTCTCAATATTCTTCATCTGGATTACCAAAAAATACTTCCAATATTCAAAATGATTTATCTCTTATCAAAAACAGTAGAAATATATATGGTAAAAAAGAATTTTCAATAGAGTCTCCATACATACAAGGAAGGGATATGGCTTATGATATGATGGGTTGGATGATTCAAAAAATTAAAAAACCAAAACTTGCAGTATCTGTTGATGTGTTTGGTTTACCAATTATTCAATTGGGCGATATTATTGAAATAGATTATCAATCAAATAACAATATAGACATTCCACGTTCTTCAAGATTTGTTGTTTATTGTATTAATCATTCGGCAAACGATTCGGAGATTTCTCAAAAAATATATCTAAGTGAGGTTGCATAAAATGTCAGCAAAACCAGCAAAAAATCTTTTAAATAATAAAGAAATCTGGAGTTCCAAAACATCTAAAGATATTAAAATAGCTACATCAAACTTATTTGTAAAATCATCAGATATTCCTATCTATGCAAACATTAATGAAATTGTATTGCAAGATTTAAACTCTGGTCAAATTCTTGATTATGGAGATAATTCTTTATTTTTTGGTGATGGTAGTGTCGGAACTTTATCTGGAAACCCATTAATTGCAAATATTATGCAAAGCAGTTCTACAATTTCATCTCAATACAATCCCAAATCATTGCTTTCAACAACAAATTATCAAGAAGACTATAAAAATCAATTTTTATATAGTTTAATATTTTATGTGCCAATCCAGGGTACTGGTGAAAATGGAGAAATCGTTTATCTAGACAGCTCAAATAACCTAATCATTAATACTGTTAATGTGCAGGATTTCCAGGAAGTTGAAGTGGAATTCTGGAAATATGGTGTAGAGATTAATGATACAATTGTAGAATGATAACAAATAAGGGAAAACAGATTATAGCTACTTATCTTGCCGATGGCACTAGTGCCTATGCATCTTATATAGGTGTTGGTTGTGGAAATAGACCAAGAACTACCTTTAGCGTGGATGTAGCAACCACAGAGGCTCATACTACTACTGGAAATAATGCTGGTGCTGGATATGCTTATATTACTACAGCTACAGCACACGACTTTCAAATAGGGGACCAAGTTAAAATATATAATGTTGATGGTGGCAATATAGATAGTGTTTATCTTAACACTTGGACAATAACAGCAATTCCATCTAGCACAAGCTTTAAGTTTGCTATTCCAGGTTCAACTACACCTCCTATAGCAGTAGAAAACATATCTTCAGAAAAAGGTAAAGTTATTTTAGATTTTTCAAATAAAACATCCATGGACTACGAAATGCTTAGGATACCAATTAAAAGCAAGAGCCAAAGAAACGAAAATGGGCTTAGGATAGTTGAACTATCAGCAGACTTGCCAACAACAGAGCGATATGAAATAAGCGAGATAGGTCTTTTTTCTGACATTGCTGATACAATAGCACCAGTTAATAATAGGGTTATATTTTCTTTTTCTAATGACTATATTTGGCAGTATCATAAAAGCTCAACTATTTCTGAAATACCATTCATTACTCAAGCACTAGATGCTGGTAATGCATTAAATACAATTTCGGTTACAGACGAAGTTTTTCAAGCAAATTCTAATAATTCTGTTTTTGCTAATACCATTAGATTATATGACCAAGAAAGACCAAGATATGAAAAATCAACATATTTTATGCTTGGCAATACTTCAAATCTTGTCAAGACTGGTGATGGAACAACAGGAAATCCCTATAGGCTTACGCCAACATCCACAACAAACCATATAGAGGCAACTGTTGGAGGCTTGTCTCAATTACAAAAAGCAACTAATCCAGCACAAGGAGAGTCTGATGAAATAAGGCTTGCACTATCTGTTGTTAAAAAAGTAAACGCAACTGCAGACCCAGATGAAGTCAGGGTTCTTGTAGAATTTGCCACTCAAGAAGGTAGTGGAAGCGAAACAAGTTCTTATAGGTATGCAAGATTTCATGGTGCAATGACAAATTCAGAACAAGATTTTTCAAAAAACAGATATGTTGTTCTTAAACAAAAAATGAATCAACTTGAAGTTTCTCAAAATTTTAGTTGGGACCAAGTAGTTTTTGCAAAAATATATGTTTCTGTAATTAAAAGTGGGTCAGCAAGCTCTGATTACTATGTTGCTTTAGATTCTTTAAAATTTGAATATACTACAAGTCAAAATCCTATATATGGTCTAACAGGATACACATTGATTAAAAATACAAATAATTTAACGGTAACTAAAGAAGAAAATGCAACTCAATCAATAACGTTTAAATTTGCGGTAGGTGTATGATGGCAGATAAAAATATACAAAAGATTACTATTTTGCAAAAAGATTTACCAGAACTTGAAAAAACAGGCAAATATATGTTTAGATATAGAATTAAGCATAAGGTAGAAAACATCTATTCTGATTGGTCTACAATGTATAAACTATCTATTGTCGATAGCAATTTAGACGAATCGTCTATTAATGCTTTAATAAATAACATCAAATATTCTCTTACACAATTAAGTAGCGGAGATTTAATTGCAAATAACAATGGAAAAATTGAGCTATCCTGGGCTATGCCAGATTCGATTAAACTTAATAAGTTTGACGTTTATTTAAAATGGTATGATGGTTCTTCTACACCTAGCGAAGGAACAAGAAATGCTACGTTTTGGAGCCTTTACCCAAAGGTTGTAGAAGGTACCTATGTAGATATAAATATTCTAGAAAACTATGACTGGGTTGAAATTGCTGTAACTGCGGCATCCTATCCAAAGTTTGTTGGAACTAGCATAGATTCTGAGCCTAACTTTATATTTAAAACAGAATTAACAAAGATTCCTATTCCATTAGATGGAGGAGACCTAGGGGCTTAACAACTAAGTCCTTTTGTGTTATAATAGATATATGCCACTTCCAATACCAAGCCAAAATCAGCCAATTGATTATGATTTTATTAATACAATTGCAACAGAATTTAATAATATGGAGAAGAAAGTATCTTCTCTAGTTTACAATACACAAACGTCAATTGACGGAAAAACTATGACACCAAATGATGTTGTGTTTTGGGCAGACACTATTGAAGTAGAAAATACATCTTC